GCCCCACAGGTGACAGCGGTCCCGCGTTCTGACCTATGCTAGATTGGCCAGTTCTATAAGTGCGGCTGCTAAATTCATCTCACTGTCAGCACACAGCGCGTGATCACGTAGCCTATTGGCTAAAATCACAATGGCACGATTCTGCTGATCCTCGCTGGCGCCCCACCATTCCAAATTGCGATACAGCATTCTATAGATTTCTTCATAGTCTTCCACTCGTGCCTGTGCACAGACAATCTTTCTGGCATCATGTATGCGGCCTTGTTTGAACAGTGCCACTGCTGAAACCATATAGTCCAAGCTGCCATGGCTGCCAGCTTTGCTGGGCCTTTTGAGCACACCATCACTGCAGTTCTGCTGCAAAAGGTTGATGCACTTGCGCAGGTCTGGATATGTAACCGTGCTGTATTCGTCTAAGATTTCTAAATTTTCTGTAGTGAGATCAATGCCTTCTATCAACAGAATCTTGGCTATGCGCTCTACAAACAGCTCGCGATCCAAGTGTTCAATATGAAAGCCCTGCGTGCGTGAATGCAGTGCTGGGATGATCTTGTGTGGATAGTTACAGGTCAGGATCCAACGGCAGATGTTGCTGTACTCTTCCATCATGTTGCGCAGCATGGCCTGTGCGTTTGGACTGAGATAATCGCAATTATGAGTGAGTAGCTTGTTATTACCTATAACGAAGTTGTGATTGCTATCAACTGACAGATCATAAACACGACGATGACCTTGTACCTTCTTGATGCTCTTAATCGCTAGCTTTTGCACGACGTATACCCTTCAATTTGTCTAGTTGCGGTTTATTAACTTCGTCTATCATGGATTCATCTATCCATTGCCATATATTGTCTTCGTTTATCCACACGAATTTAATACCAACTTTAATACAATGATTGATTATGCAGGTCATCTTGTCAATCTGATCATTGAAGCTGCTGCGGGGCTTAATCTCATAAAGCGTGTTGGTTATAATATCGTGAAAGTCTGCTATGTATGTGTGCTGTTCCCCATTTTTTTCATAGGGGATGCGCAAAGTTTCATAACTTAGATGTTGGTTACAGATCCAGAAGCAAGCTTCCCAACTACTGCGGAATTTGTGTGATTTCCCATTCACTATAGCGGTGGCTGTCCAATGTGTCCAAGTATTGGTTATGCGTGGGGTAAATTCACCATTGCGTATCTTGTCTTTCATTATTTTGCTATTGCGCACCCTTGATCGTTCTATTTGCTCAAGTCCGGCAGCTGTTGAATACCATGCTTTCATCTTGATGCTGTTCTTAGCACCTATGATAGTTTTGGTAATGTCTCCTTTATCGCTGCTGTAATGAGCAAGTTTTGCATTGGTTATTTTTTTGCCTCGCTGTTTCAGTTTATCATCTCCGATGTGCTCGGATCTCGCCCATACCCTTTTGTCTGTACAAGACTTGCAATATGTTCCTATTGTGGCAGATGATCTCGTTAAGTTTGATAAACCAATCTTAATGTTGCAAGCGTTACAACATCTATCACGTAATAATACAGTGAACCGTAACCTGCTTTCTTTATCCATGTGTCTCGAGAGATCATTCAACCATGCTTTATCGGTCTTGCACAACTTGTCACTGAACAGTGATTCTAATCTGTTACCACTGCTGATATATTTTTCGTATAATTGCTGTATTTCAGCATCAGTGAACACCTTCCTGTGGCTGTATCTATTGCCACCTAACCCATTGCGCAAAGCAGCTTCCTTGAGCAGTCGCCTGGTATCATCTGTTATCACGGATTGATCTCCTCTATGATCTCCTGATATTTATACCTGCGTATTGCTAATAAGATAATCAGTTTATGTCGTTAATATGTGTTGGTATTGATCTAGCTCGTCTGCACGTACTACCTTAGGTTCACCAGTGCTCGAATCCTCGACGTACCACTTATGGTTAGGTGTGCATATCACGACCTCACCGTTCTCAAACTCTATTTCTAAGACTTCGCGATCACCTTTATCCATAAGTTCAAAAGGCCGCCATTCTATGCGTTGGTTTTCAACACTATATGATTTCACCAAATCACTCGATTGATCTAAATCTTTGATAGCTATCCCTGTTTCAGTCCCGTTGCGAAGAACCCAAACTATAGTATCTTCATCTAAACATTCATCCAACAGCACATATCGGAACTCGCCCATGGGCATGGTTTCCACGAACCCAGTGAGACTGCGCAGGTAATCAATACCTGTGTTCTGGCTGGCATTGATGTATTTGACATCCATGTCATCTACACCCAGCTCGTTGAACAAGCATTTGGCCAGCGTGGTATTGTGATGAAGGATACCGTTAGTAGTCATGTACACATGTGGAGCTGGTATGGCGATGTCATAGAGATCTTGGTCGCCCAGATATTCGCTACCTATGATATCCACGGGTCCAGTGATGGTGTCAACTGATGCACAGGTGTTTATGGTCTTGCACTGTCCATTCTCAAACACCAGATGCTTGGTAGCACAGACCACATCTAGATCATTGGCCAGCGAATATCTGGCTGCGGCCGTGTGCTTGCGCACCAACGCCTGTATGGGTTGCCAACCGTTTGGTGTGTTGACTGTGATCCCAGCTTGAGATATGTCTTGTACTTGCTCGTACGCAGCAGATTCACAACCCAACATGGCAAACAGATCCAACATGCGTATTTCCAACTGCACTTTGGTAGCGTGGCTGTTATCCAAGTATGAACTGTTTGGCTCGATCAATCTGGAACGATCAACTCTAATCGTGATCTTCTCATCTGCACCTAGGCACTTGCCTATACCAGGTCCGCCGCTGAGCAAGAGATTGGGTATGTTCCGGTCAGCGATCCAGCCCTCGACCTGTGACTTCTGTGCGTCATTGACCCACACATAATCTTTGATTGATTTCGGACGGTGTGCCTCAACCCATAAACGTGTATCTCTTGCCATCTGCGCTGTTCTCCATGCTACCAGTTAGTGTAACATGATAGCTGAGATCAGTCAATGCAAGAAATTTTGGTAAATAGCTGTGGTAATCTTGCTGCGCTAACAGCAAGAAACCCAGCTCGGAACTGGGCTGTCCCACGGAATATTTACTCGGAGAATCACATGAAACTCTATACATTATCTCAATTCCTTGCCACTTCCAAGGAAGCGCATGCCAACTTCTATGATTATAGCGAAGTTACTGAATTACGCAATACAAGTGCGCTGATAACCGTAATCTGTCCAGAACACGGTAAGTTCCAGCAGCGTGCACTTTGGCACATGCGCGGACATAAATGCAAGGCTTGCGGTCATAAGATTGCCGCTAACAAGAATCGCAGGCATCCAGTTGGACATCAGCGGTATGTACCTAACGGTACCATAGCCAAAACCTTAGACGACTACATCAAGAAGTTTTCCAAGAAACACGACAACAAATACGATTACTCTCTGCTTACTGAACATGATCTAGCTGAACGCAAGCGCACCAAGAGCAAGAACAAGATAAGGATCATCTGTCCAGTTCACGGTGTGTTTGAGCAGGTATGGGATCATCACAGAGGTGGCAATGGTTGCCAAGGTTGTAAGTCAGTAAGCATTGGAGCTGCATCCACTGTCAAAAACGCGCCTCGCAAATTAAACTTACAGAAATTTATAGATAGGGCTTCAAAAACACATGACAATATCTATGATTATTCACAAGTAGTATGGCAAGACAAGATGTCTAAGGTTACTATCATTTGTAGCAAGCATGGCGCATTCCAGCAAGTTGCTAGGTACCATATGGATGGTGCAAGTTGCCAAAAATGTGGTACCGGTTATACTAGCAGCAAGATTGGCAATATTTGGTTGAATTCTCTGAAAATAGATGGATTGATCACAGAATACAAGATTAAAGGACCAGATACTAATTATATTTTTGACGGATTTGATCCGTCAACTAACACAGTATATGAGTTCCTCGGAGATTATTGGCATGGCAATCCAGCTGTATTTGATCCTGATCAGACAATGACCAAACGTAACGTGACTTTTCGCCATTTATACGAAGAGACTTTGACCCGTGTAAAAGGATTAACCATGCTAGGCTATAAGGTGGTTTATATATGGGAACGAGATTGGATGCAACAACAACGAGATCAGCGAAGTAACTTTGTTTGTTCCTAAGCTAACCTAATACTCAATAGGACACTCTGAGCAACCAACTATGACCGCATCTGGCCAGTCTACCTTGCGTATGGTGACTTTAATACCATCTGGACCGATCACGTCGATGCCGCGTGTCCAACGCCCGTGTTTTATCAACACCCACTCGCCAACTTCAATTTCATCGATTTCGGGATGTTTCATCCAAACTTGTGCCCATCTAGCTTTTATTCCTATCTCCTTGCCATTGTCGTCGAGAACGATGATGCCACCTCGGGTGCGCTTTTCGCCCTGCTCAATATTGTGTACCAGCACAGTGCCTCGCACTGGTACCAGTCTTGTGAATTGCACCACTGACATCAGTCTGTGTCTACACTGCGGCGGCGTGTGGCTGTGGCACGGCTGGGTGCTGGTGGTGCGAAGTTTTGATCGTCTTGCACTATGGCAGGTTTTTGCTTGGGTGCCAGATGTGCCAAGGCCTGTTCCATGCGATTGGGTCCCTTGATGTCCACTGGCTGGGGAGCACGTTTGGCACGAGCTGCTGCCCATTCAGCTTCAATCTGTTCCTGAGTCTTGAGCACCACTCCGCCTGGTCCCAGCTTGTCGCCGCGTGCATTGAGATTGGCATTGCCCACAGCTGGCCTATTGCCATGCACTTGACGCAAACGTTCCATGTCCACCACTTCTCCCCGCATGCTCATGTGTCTCGTGACCATATGTGTTCCTCCTGATCAGTTACTTATTTGAGAAATTCACTGACATCCAGATTGAATTTCATGGGGTCTATGCGATTGATGCCTATGAGAAACAGTATGTAGCTGCTGACACTGCTGCCTCGACCCACACCCCACAACACGCCCTGCTGCCGCAACAGCTGTACCATGTAGATCAGATGCCGCAGCACAGGGATCATGTTGCGCTCTTCAAACAGCACATATTCTTCGCACACACGGATCAGCTGAGCTTCAGTGGTGCACAGTGCTGTGCAGTGAGCCAATACATCCAGTGTGCGCCATGGCTGGGGTGTGTGCCACTGTGCATACCAGTCTGTCTGTGGCAGCTGCTCAGCAGCTGTGCACAGCGGTGGCAGGTTCATGTCCAGCAGCCTTAGGCCTGCAGCATAGAGATCAGTGTGCTCACTGGGTTCCAGCACACAGCCGCTGAGATCGTGACCCGCATACAGTGCTTCCACTGCACCCTGTGTCTGCAGAGTGACCACTCCCTGTGAATCAATGGTTCTCAGCTGCAGATCAGTCATCAGTGATGATGCGAGGTGTGAAGTTGGGACGAATGATCTCAGCAGGTTTGCCTGTGCCAGCACTGGGTGCTGCAGGTGGCGGAGGCATTATGCTGGCCCAGTCCAGGTTGATCTTGGGCTTCACAGTGATGTCGTCATCGGGCCCTGCTGCAATATCCACAGCACTGGGATCGTTTCTGTGCCACCATGGCTGTGCAAAATAACAGCGTTCGCCCATCCATTGCTGCTGACTGGGCAGCAGTTCGTTGGGATCTCCATCAAACCACACACCAAAGCCATTGCCATGATCGCTGACCATGTGACTGCCGGTGATCTGCACAGTGGCACCGCCTATGGCCTGCAGCTTGGCATGTACCAAAACCTGAATCAGGAAATCATGTGGTGCACTGGGCGCAAACATCAGCATGTTGTCCAGTCTGTCCAGCCAGTCTGCACCGCTGTCTTGGTCGCATGGTATTATGATGCAGTTTTCCAAACAGTGATCCAACCAAAACTTCATGCGACTGATCACATCTGACTGCAGATCCATGCCAGATCCACTCTGCACCTCGAGGTTGAAATCAAAATGGCAGTCCATGATATCCAGGCTGTGGTCCATGAGACGTAGAAATCTGTGCGTGCTGCCCAGTGTGGTGCCCATGTTGGGATTAGGTTTTCTTGGCATCTTGTCCGTCCGTGTCTATGACCACCCCGCTGGTATGGTCGGTCTGTGTGTGGCGTCGCTGTTTCTCATATTCCAGTCCCTGCAGCAGCAGGTCCAACTGGTGCATGACCTGTGGGTCCATGTTCATGCGTCGTGCTGTGTGCCATTTCTTGTTCAGCTGGGTGAGCCGGTTTTCCAGTTCTTCGCTGCTGAGCTGGCTGTGATCTAAACTCAATGGATGATCGTTCATGTGTGTAGTTTAAGGGCCTTGTGGTCTAGTATCAACCGCGTTTGGTAATGATGCGAACCTTTACTGTGGGTTCGGCAAACATGGGATTGGTCACTCGGTAGCCATGTCCACAGCCTGCACAGTAAAACACTATGTTTTTGAAAATGGCATTGGTAAAATCAAACACAGCACTGTTGCTGCATTCCACGCAGGTAAATGGCACGCGACCAATGCCCACATGACCCTCCACGCTGGTCAGCCTCTCTACCAGCACATCCGTGAGCTGCTTGCGTCGCTTGCGTGCCCTTGGGAATTTCACTAGGTTATCGGCCATGTGTGCCCCTGTGTGTCTGCAGGATATTTATCCAGAACTGGGATGAAGCAGGAAGCCACGGTGCTTTAGCCCGTGGCAGTTCACTTCATCAGTTGATCAGCTCAAAGCCCGTGGCTGTGAAGCTGCAGTTGCCATTGGTGCTGACCACCACAATGCTGTCGCCGGAACTCATACTAACACCAGCCACAGCAAACACAGCGTTGCCCAATATGGGCGTGAGATAGGCTATGTATCTGCTGGGATCAGGACTGTCACCACTGGGTATCAGTTCTATGCTGAACTGATCCACTGTTGAGTCTTGATTGCACACAAACAGACTGATCTGTGCTCCAGCTGCAAGTGGTATGGTACACAGTGTGACCGGTATGAGCTGCACGGGCTTGGCCTGGCCAAAGATTCGAGGATTGGTAGTGGTCATGAGTGGTCCTTCATAGAGTTATGTAGGTCGCATTGACTTTGATTGTGCTGCTGCCGGCTATGGCACTGTAGATCAGCTGCACTACATCGCCGTTGGTCACTGACACTATGCTGCCCAATGTTGGCGCATATACGGGCAACATGGTGTTGTTGAGATTGGCATAGACCTGCTGATAGGCTGTGCCGTTTTCATGCATGACCAACAGCTTGGTGATTTCCACAGTGCCCACACTGTCCACTGCCTGCACTGTGTAGTCTGCACTGCGATACTGTGTCAGCAGCCATTGATCTATGACCACACCTATGACACCAGCGGTCTGAGCCAACACATTGGCACTGAGAGGCAGTGTCCACTGCAGGCCCCCGTCCACATCCAATCTGCACTGTGGGCCGGTGATGCCCACGCCCATGCGACCACTGACATCCACTGCCACCACTATGCTGCTGTCACTGAGATCAGCGCCGTTGTTCAATCCTGTGTGCAGAGTGAGACTGCCAGTCTGGCCAATGCGTATGCCTGCCACAGCATCCGCAGCGGTCTGTTGCAGCACCAGGCCCACAGTGCTGTTGGGTCCTGCGGTCTGCAGACGCAGGCCATTGTCGCTGTTGTCATAGGTGGTATAGAAGTTGCCAATGTCAGCCTGACCATCGGCATAGACTTCCAAATAGCCCAAAGGACCACCGGGTGCAGCTTGATACACTGCTCCCACCGCCAGACCATTGAGATTGAACTGTGCACCATTGCTGCCATTGAATTGTATGTTCAGGGTGTCCACAGTGACTCCGTCTGCATTGGCAATGTTGAGATTGGCCTGTCCCACACCGTTGTTCTGTTCACTGCTGAGAGCCACCGCAGGATAGTTGGTGTCTGCCCCGGATATCACCACTGCAGCACTGTTGAAATCACCCTGCACACTCAGCAGATTGTGTATTTTGGTGCTGTTGGCATCCACAGCATACACAGTGTCTGGATTGGCCACGTCCACGATCAGCGTGTTGTTGTCGTAGTCATACAAGAGGTTACCGTCGCCCTTGATCAGCCCATTGCGATTGAACTGCACACTGTAGTTGCTGCCACCAGCTGCGGCATTGGCCACAGACACAGTGGTCTGTATGGTGACCTGACCTGTGCCACTGTCTATCATGGCATTGCCAGTGGCATCGCCCTGCAGCACAATGTTTTTGCCCTGTAGGTTTTCAATCTCCACCTTGATAGTGGAGAAATTGTCTCTGAATCCCTTGGATGACTGATCTATTCCCGGAATGGGATAGTTGGGATTGACGTTGCTGCCTATGGCCATGATGTGATCCTATGCTAGGCAGTATTTATCGGCAGGCTCACACCGATGTGCCGTTGCTGTATACCCACACTAGGCCAGTGCTGATGGCCAACGGCAGCACACCATCAGTCACATAGGCCAACTGACCCGGCGGTGCAGCTGGCACCACAGGCGTGGAGCCTGTGAGCACTGCCACTGTGTAGTTGGGTGCTAGTCCCGGACCCGTGGCCCCTGTGGGGCCAGTTAAACCTCTGACGCCTGTGGGACCCACACTCGAGGGTCCTGTGGGGCCTGTGACTGTGCTGTTTGGCCCAGTGGCCCCCGTGGCCCCAGTGCTGCCCCTGTCGCCTGTGGGTCCCTGCACTGTGCTGGTAGGGCCAGTGGCCCCTGTGGCTCCAGTGGCTCCAGTGCTGCCCGTGGCACCTGTGACTGTGCTGGTTGCGCCTGTGGGACCAGTGACTGTGCTGGCTGCGCCTGTGGGACCAGTGCTGCCTGTGGGCCCCTGCACTGTGCTGGTGGCGCCAGTGACCCCTGTGGCTCCGGTGCTGCCTGTGGGACCGGTTACTGTGCTGGCTGCGCCTGTGGCTCCAGTGCTGCCTGTGACACCAGTGACACCTGTGGGCCCCGTGGGCCCCGTGGGCCCTGTGACTGTGCTCTGCTGACCAGTGGGACCTGTGGAGCCTGTGACACCAGTGACACCCGTGGGACCACGCTGACCAAAACCCGTGACACCAGTGGGGCCTGTGGAGCCTGTGGGACCCTGCACAGTGCTGGCAGCACCTGTGGGGCCGGTGGCACCTGTGTAGCCCGTGTGACCTGTGGCACCTGTGTCGCCCGTGGCACCCGTGGCACCCGTGTAGCCCGTGGGACCTCCGCTGGGTCCGGTGACACCCTGCGCACCCGTGGCACCTGTGGTTCCCGTGGCACCTGTGACGCCTGTGGCGCCAGTGGCACCCGTGACGCCTGTGACGCCTGTGGGACCTCGTGGTCCGCCTTTGGGACCTGTGACACCCGTGGGACCTATGACACCCTGCGGGCCGGGATTGCCCTGCGGCCCAGCTGGTCCTGTGGTGCCTCGAGGACCTGTGATGGTGCTGGCAGCCCCAGTGACACCTGTGGGGCCACGTGTGCCCGTGGGTCCACTGGGCCCTGTGGCGCCTGTGCGGCCTGTGACACCAGTGGGTCCAGTGACTGTGCTGCCAGCTCCGGTAGCACCTGTGGGTCCTGTGCTTTGGGGACCCGTGGGACCTGTGACTGTGCTGCCAGCTCCGGTAGCACCAGTGGGACCTGTGACTGCGCTGGCTGCGCCCGTGGGACCAGTGGGACCCGTGACACCCATGGGACCTGTGACTGCGCTGGCTGCGCCCGTGGGACCAGTGTAGCCAGTGCTGCCAGTGAAACCTCTGAGTCCCTGTATGCCCTGCGGACCCTGTGCGCCTGTGCTGCCACTTGGGCCAGTGACGCCCTGCGCACCAGTGGGTCCAGTGTTGGCTGCTGTGCCCGGGGCCCCAGTGGCGCCTGTGTTGCCAGTGGCGCCTGTGTTACCAGTAGCACCTGTGGGACCTGTGTCGCCCACACCCGGACCTGTGGGCCCTGTGGCACCTTGGCCTGTGGGACCTGTGGGACCTCCGGCCGGACCGGTGCTGCCCTGCTGCCCTGTGGGTCCGGTGACACCCTGGGGACCCTGCAGTCCGCCGCCGCTGGTCACTGCTGCCTGACCCGCTGTGGCCGTGACAAAGCGTATGGTCAGACGATCTGTGCTCACAAAGTCAATGCTATACAGTGTGCTAGACACACTGGTATTGGCAGAGTCACTGACCTCTACATTGACATACTGATAGCCCAAATAGTGATCGATCTGCCAAAAGCTGCTGGCGCTGGTCTGCACATAGGTCACAGCGCCTGCCTGTATCACAGGACCTGTGGGACCCGTGACGCCTGTGGGGCCTGTGAACCCTGTGGAGCCTGTGGGACCCTGCACAGTGCTGGCTGCACCCGTGGCGCCTGTGGGACCACCGGCTGCACCACTGGGACCTGTGGGTCCTGTGGCATTGAAGCTGGCCTGCAGCTGAGTGATTTCGCTAGCAGCGGTGTCCAGTGCTGCCACTATGTTGGCAAAATTGATCCTAAACCCACTGCTGTCATTGCTGATGCCTGGTGTGGGAAAGTTGACATTGATACCAGATATGCTGACGTTGATGTTGCTGGACATGATTCCCCGCTGTGATGCGGAATATTTATCGCGCCTATGCCACCACGTTGTGTCCACTGATCTGCGGAGTCTCCACTCTGACCAGCCGCTGCAGCAGGGTCACACTGGCCGTGGGTGCAGACCCCTGATCAAACACTGTGTTGTAGAGATCAAATATGGTGAATTCGCGATCAAATCTGGTGTTGCCCCAGGCATAGTAGGCCACACTCTGCCATGTGCTGTAGGGATCATCAAATCTGGTGTTGGTCTGATTGAATCTGGTGAGATTCTGTTCAAATATAGTGTCGCGAGGTTCCAGCCACTCGGTGAAATAGGTGCTGCCCCCGTCAAAGCTGGTCTGACTGTGATCCAGAGTGGTGTCACCTGTCCATACCACACCCTGCAGTTCCAACCACAGATGCTGCAAGGGCCAGCGCCGGTACCACAGCTGACTGGTCACTGCGGGCGTTTGCAGTGCCACTACTGCAGCGCCATATTCACTGTAGACTGTGCCCAGAGTCAGCACAGGCTGCCACACTGTTTGCCAGCTGGGCAGCTGTTCGCTGCCACCGGTGCCAATGACTGTGTTGCCCACGCTGTAGCCTGTGCCGCCTGCAGACACCCAGGTGTTGCCTATGCCGCAGCTGAGTTGAACCTCTGCAGGCACACCCCGACCATTGGTCAGCAGTGTGGTGCCCGCAGGCCATGACAGATACTGTCCTCCCTGAGTCACAGTCAGCTGCTTCACTGCTCCTGCTGTGTCCACTGCGTCCACAGTGAGTTGTGCTGCAGTGACTGCAGGCTGGCTCAGCAGCACCACATCGCCCACCTGCCAGGCTGTGCCACCGACCAATATACTGGCTGTGACCACTGTGAGATTGGCAGCTATCACCGCACCTGTGCCCGTGCCCTGCACAGTGAGCTGTGGTCCTGACAGATAGCCACTGCCTGCAGCCACAATGTCTGCACCTATCACATTGGTGCTGGTGGGATCAACCTTGGCCAGCAGGCTGGCGCCCTGACCCTGCCCCGCATTGGCCCAGCCCAGACCTGAGATGAGATCTGTGCGTATGTTGACCAAGCTGGCCGGATACACCGGGGCCAAGCTCAGCTGCCAGCTGTCATATGTGCCCATGCCGCTGACCATTGTGGCTGCAATCACCATGGTCAAGCTGCCACTGGCATAGGCTGTGATAGGCCCCTGCAACCATGTTTGGGGATCGCCGCTGTGTGTCAGTCGCACACTGGTGCCGGGCACAGCACTGATCAACCAATTGGTGATGTCACTGGTCACTGTGACTGTGACTGAGCCACGAGCCACAGTGACCAGCCCTGCAGCTGAAAAAGTCACATCATCGGCCTGTGCATAGTGTGGCCCGGCACCTGTGGCAGCGTCGTGGATGTCACTGTAGAACAATGTGCTGGTGCTGCTGACATTGACATTGGTAGCTGCGCCTATGCTCAGCTCAGTGGTGTTGAGGTTGAGATTGCCCCAGCCCAGTGCAGCCGCAGGATCATCCACACTGTAGTTCAGTCCGGTGATGAGATTCACAAACGGGGGAAACAGCTGACTCTGGGGTGTGACGCTGCCGTTCACAGTCCACTGCGGCAGTATGGTAGCGCCCACATAGTTGAAGTAGGCAGATTTCAACTGACCTTCCAAGGGTATCTGCAGATTCATAAACTGATAGGGCACAGTGCGCGACACAGTGATCACAAACTGCCGTGTGATGGTCTGCACAGTGTCACTGGCAGCAATGTCAAACACATAGCTGCGAGTGCGAGTCTGATATTCCAAGAAACCTGCGATCTGACCATTGCTGCGATCCAAGATCAGACCTCTGGGCAGCAGGCCTCCCACAATACCGTACTGCGGACTGCTGCGCAGACTGGTGGCTGTGCAGGGCAGCACCACAAACTGTCCATCGCCGTGTGTGCCCAGATCTGAGGACGAGGTCCAGTACAAGAGGCTGCCCACAGTGACCGGACTGGCAGCTATGTCAAAGGTTCTCACAGCTGTGCCCCCAGCACTGGTGGCCAGCACTGTGAACTGATACACCGTGGTGGCATATACCGTGGGCACTGTGCCATAGATCAGGCCAGTGGCAGTGAGCACAAAGGGCCAGGTTGGCGCACTGCTGACCAATGCATAGGACACTGTGCTGCCGCTGCTGTCATAGGCCTCCAGTGTCAGCTCTAGAAACTGACCTTCTGACACCACTGCCAGCAGACCACTGGCAGTGACCCAGGCTGGTGCATGTGGCACAGTCAGCAGTTGAATCTGCACAGTGAGATCTGCGAACAGCAGACCTGTGGTGGCTCGCACCACCAAGGTTGTGGTCTGGTCAGCCTGCACCACAGGTGCTGCATAGCTGATCACTCCGCTGGTGGCTGCTATACTGATGCCTGTGGGCGGAGCAAACTGCGCTATGCTGTAGCGCAGAGGCAGGCTGCTGGTGGTGTGTGCTGTCACGGTGTAGCTGCTGAGCCCGCCACTGGCAGCATAGCCCAGATTGGTTGGCTGTCCCGCCCAGCTGGGTGCAGTCTGCACAGGGTTGATGGTGAGATAATAGGTCCTATCGGCCACTTGTGACTGTGTGTCAGTCACCCTCCAGGTCACAGCACTGTGGACCACTGTGCTGAGATCTTGACTTTCACCACTGATCACCACGCTGTTGCCCTGCCAGCTCCATGCCAGGCCCTGAGGCAGCACACCATTGATCTGCGCTACCACATTGCCTGCGGCAGCAGCATACTGCAGCAACACAGGGTCAAGGTTGAAACTGTGTGTGGTGCTGTAGGCGCCAAGATCAGCAGGCGTGATCCAGTATGGGGCAAGAGACATGTGGTTCCTGACTGCAACGTGTCAGGATATTTATGGTTGGCTCTTGTGAATCTCTGCCCAGGTCCACGCACGGGTTAGGCTCACTATGACAGCGGGTTCATAGAGGCGCACCAGTGTGACGTCGGTGTGATCTCGCAGATACAAAATGGGTCTATAGTTTCCACGAATCAGTCGCAGGCGTCGCACGTCACTGCCCAGGTGATCAGTGACCCAGTCACTGAGTTGCTGACGTGTGCCTGTGGCACAGTGCAGATTCATGCTGAAGCGATAGCGATGGTAAAACAAATGCTCACGCACACTGAGATTCATGCCCTGCTTCAGTTGCTGTTCGGCCTCTGTGTTGAAAGGCCGGCGCACTGTGCCCACACGATGGCCAAAATGCTGCAGCAGCAGTGACTGATCAGCAGCTTCTGTGTAGAATCTCACACTGCTGCGCTCGCTTGCAGTCCAATCGCTGTAGATTCTAAAAGGACCCTGCAGATTGGCTCTGGCCCAGACCAGGGGATCCTCTTCCTGTTCTGTGCGACAGACGTCAGTGGCATGAGTGTAGCGACCGTAGGCCAGGGTGGTGGTCCAGTGCAGGTCAGTGGGCTGCATGTGCGCTGTCTGCCAAGGCAAAACTTTCGCCACAGCCGCAGGCATGCTGTGCCTGCGGATTGTGCCAGATCAGCTGCGTGGCCCAGATGTCAACACTGAGATCCAAGGTGCTGCCCATGAGACCCAACAGGCTCTTGGCATCCAACACCACACGGCCGCCTGGCCAATCAATGACTTCATCCCAGCGTCCCAGACTGTCCCAGTCGCAGAGATCATACTGATACTTGTGACCGCTGCAGCCTTGGCTGTTGATGCTGACGCGCAGATGTTTGCCGGGATTGGCTGACAAGATTGCAGACACATGGGCCTGTGCTGCGGCTGTGACTTCTATCACGGATGGCATGTGGGTTCCTCTGTGAGCATGTGAAACAGCATGGCCTGATCCAAGCAGTGTGCAAAGTTGGGCCAGATTTCCGTTAGGTCGTTGATGGTGATAACACTGTATTTATGCTTGATTTTCTTGCGCTCCAAAGCATGCATGCTGCCGCGGTTGTGCCACGCATGCGGCACCACGGTCAGAGTCTTGCCCACCACACCATAGAATGCGTGTGCAGCCCTGGGCCCGCGCAGTGCTGTCACCGGGACAGGGCTGGGGCCCAGCCATCCCCAGATCTTGTGCAGGGGTGCATAGTAGCACAGATAGCCAATGCGTTCTATTACCTGTGTCATGCCACAGTGTAGCATCTGTGGCAGCTGCTGTCTAGCTCAGCCCTGATAGGCGTTGAGGCTGGTGCGTAGCTTCCAGCGATTCTTGGCATGTTGGTCTAGACGTTCTGCAATGTAGTTGCAGATGGCTTGATTGTTGGCAGCTTCAGAAATCTTGAACAGACGATTGAGAAACATGATCATGCGTTCGTTGTCCAGCATGAGGCGTTCACAATAGCCACGTGCATCCAACACGCCATCGAAGTCTTCTATCACACTGGTCTTGACATAGGCAGTGAAGCTGGCAGGTGCGAATTGATCCAATTCGCGGATCTTTTCAGCTATGGTGTCATTTTGTTCAATGAGATCCAGATACTGTTCTTCAAACAGCGCATGCAGACTCTGGAAGAACATCCCGGTGCAATTCCAGTGGGCTCCGTGTGTCTTGATATAGAGTGTGAAATTGCTGGCCAAAAAGACCTTCATACCGTCAATGAGATCCATGCTGCGGTGCTCCTATGCTGACACTATTTAGCCAGCAGGGCTCTGCCATAAAAAACGCTGAGCAACATGGGTCGCTCAGCGTTTTCTCAATCCACGTACCACTGCAGCAGTGGCTCTAGGCGTCGTGGAGCACACCTAGCTCTTGCACTGGGCCTTTTTGGCAGCAGCCAGGCTGCTGAGATCTCCGCTCCATGGTGCAGTGGCAGTCAGGGTCTTGTCTGTGTTGGGGGGCAGGGGAAACACTGTGCCGGTCAGCTGCTCTACAGCAGCCACGCTGCTGAGCAGTGGTCGCAGATCCGTGCCCTGACCTTCTCTGTGCGGGAACACATAGGCCTGCACTTCATGTGTGGTGTTGTCAATCAGTATTTTGTAAAGCTGATCTGGCACTGTGACTCTGTTTGGTCCAATCACCGCACTGTGACCCGGGGTATAGACATTGCCTGCATATATGGTAAGTGCATGACCCCTGCCCCAGGCCCAGGCACGTTCCCAGGTCTCCAATACCTTCCATATGCCTCTGTTGAGACCCGGCAGCTGTGGACTCATGTTGCTGAGTATGAAGCTTTCGTGCTCTACCACTGGGTCCCAGCTCATGTCTGCGTCATTGGCCAAATGACCAATGTCATAACCACTGTGTGCATAGTCTGCCAGTTCTGCACGGCTGCCCACTGGCAGACTGCTGTCAGCAGCAAATGCATTGCTGCGAGGCACACAGCCTGCTGCGTGAGCTGGTGTCAGTGTCCAAGCCACCCACAGAGGTATTTTGGCAGAGGTGTCGCTGGCCAACACATAGGCCTTTCTGCAGATCATCTGCAGATGAGACGGATTTGTGGTATTTGTGGGCAGTCCCCAGGGTGTCTGTGCACTGCAGGACTCAATGCTCTGTGGCGGGGCTTCAGTCCAGGCCCCGGCTGTGGTGCTCAGGGCCAGCAGCAGCAGTGCTGCCAACAGTGTTCTCATGTCTGTGATCTCATGCCAGATGTTCTGGACTATTTATCAGCAGCGTTAGCTGCGTCGAGCGGAAAACCGCGACAGCTTGCTGCGCGGATGGATAGTGAGCTGCATAAATACCCGCATGAAGTTGCGTTACAAATATAGGATCTATCCCACGCCAAGTCAAGAACAGAAGATGACTGCTGTGGGCGGATCAGTGCGATTTCTATACAACCACTTCCTAAAGCTCAATATTGATCAATATGCAGCAACCAAGAAGTTTGTGTGGTATGCAGACATGGCCCATAAATTGGTTGAGCTGAAGAAACAACTGCCCTGGCTATCTGAGACCTACAGCCAAGTGCAGCAGCAGAGTCTCAGGGACTTGGATTGTGCACTCAAGAATATCAAGAAAACAGGTGCTGGATTTCCGCAGTTCAAATCTAAATATAATACACCAATCTCATTTCGATATCAACAGCATACGTCATTATCTGTATGTGGTCGATATGTCAATTTGCCCAAGTTAGGTCAAATACGTATCCGATTGCATCGTGAGTTGCCCAGTAAGTACACCGGCTGTACCATAACCCAAACACCGCGTGGCTGGTATGCATCATTTGTGGTTGAACAACAGGAACAGCAATTGGTTGAAGATGTCAAGAATCCAGTGGGTGTGGATGTCAATAGTGCATTCACAGCACTGTCAACTGGTGAGCTGATTGCCAACCCACGCCCACTATCAAAGAAGTTCAAGCATATCAAATGCCTACAACGCAAACTGTCAAGGAAGCAAAAAGCAAGTAGGAATCGACTCAAAGCAAAA